ATTAACGCCTCAACATCAATGTATGCGCCAAGCATTCCAATAATTCTGTTTTGAATTGTACGGCCTAATATGTAAGGTTGTGGCACAAAATCCAGTCCACTCTGACTTGACCCGGCACTGGTGCGCGCTTTGAATACATCTAATGAAACTGTTAGCACTGCTGATTCAACTGGTGCAACATCTGCGTATTGTGACAGACCATTTACTGTAACTAAGCCATTTGGGATGATATTTCGCCAATCATGTTCAGTTGCACCTGCTGTTGTAATTTTGAAAGTAAATTCATCAACAATTTCAGATACTGTTTTTGATCCATTATGTCCAGTAACACCGGTAATTGTGACTACTTGTGTTGCGTAAAGTTTGTGGGGTTTTGTTGAATGCAAAACTGTTGAAGTTGCACTCTCTGTGTACTGTTTATCAATTGGTGCGTTCCATTGAACTAAAAGATTGCCAACAACTGATTCTGCTGTATCAATTATTTCATCAAGAATTGCATCTGAATACAAAGTTGAACTGACTCCATTTAATGCTGCGCGCAGTTCTGATGCTGTGATGATTGATGGCATGTCTTACCTTTCGTGTGTGGTGTTACCTGGCAGGACAGGGGTCTAACCTGCCAGGCAACTCTTTGGTCGCTAATTAAGCAACAGTCAAATTACGGAATGCAGTTGGATATTTCGCACATGTGGCGACATATCCGTATATTCCGATCTCAACTTCACCAGTCGAGACTTGATTGGTGCGCAATTGGAATGCACTTGATTTGTACATTGTTGCTGCATCAGATGAATAAACAACGCCTTTAACGCCTGTTCCGGTGTCAAAGTTTGGATCAACAACTAATCCCAATCCTGCGATTGTTCCTGCTGTTGAGCCTTGAGTCATAAGACCTGCCGCATTTTGAGGCGCTGCCGCCGCAAATAGAGGTCTCTGTGATCCATCTACTGCTGCAAGTAACTCTGCAAAGTTTCCTGTGTCTGCAAGGAATCTGTTAGGAGTTTTGCGAAGTACTGCATATGAATCTGCAATACCATCAGCAATTGCTGCGTAAAGTGTTGCGCCAGAAGATGATCCTGGTGCTGCTAATGCAATTGAAAATGCATAAGCATCTGCTTTTTGAGCCCATGATGCTGCAAGTTCACGCAATAACACATCTAGGTATGCAGGGTCGCTTCTGTCAAGAAGTTCAACTGATACTTTGTTTGCGCCAGCAATTTTTACAACATCAATTTCTTTTGAAGTGATTGTTGTGTCTGTTGAATCAAATTCAACTGCTTCTGCTGTAACTGCTGTGGTTGCTTGTGTTCCAATAACTGGTCGGTAGAATTTCATTCCACTTGCAGGTAATACACCTTGCTCTAATGAATCAGCAAATGGCATTGAGTTATCAATGATGCCGATTAAATCGCGTAGGTATGTTGGTGGTACAACACCGATATTTTCGGTTGTTGTTGCTGCATCAATTGCTGCAACTAGATCGCGTGCATCTGAGTTTCCTCTTGATGCATTGAATTGTGCTTTTGCATATTCACCAGCAGTAACATTTGTGTTCACGCGTGGTTTTGCATAAGCAACTGGTGCTTGTACTGCTTTAGAGGCTTCAACTGCAACTTCTGGCGCAGTTTCGACCACTGGAGTTACTTCTTCAGGATTTCCCATTGAAGTGACCTCACTTTCGGTTTGGTTTGTTTGTTCATCACTTGCGCTGATTGCAGTGACTTCTGTTTCGTCTGCTTTTTGAGCAGCGACATCTGTTATTTGTGCTTCAGCAAATGCAGGAGTATCAACGACTGATACTTCCAAGATTGATGCTGATGTCACATAAATTTCATCTTCTTTGTTTTCGTATTGGTCTATTGATGCACCGATTGACAATCCGGATTTTAAGCCGTCTTGTGCAAGTGCCAAAATATCGTCACCTGCTGATGTGCGTGCAACTTTGAATTTGCCAATAATTCCAACTGGTGTGATTTCGTGACTTATCATTCTGCCACGCACTTTGTTCATGTCATGATCTTCAAACAATTTGATGTCATTACCTAATTGCAATGATCCTTGTTCAAATACCACAGTTCCCATGTTTGTGAATCCAGGTTTTCCAAAAGGAACTATGATTCCTGTGATTTCTCTTTTGGATGTGTTGGCTGTTAATATGTCGCTTGTAAATTTGATTTCCATTGTTACCTCACTAAATCTTCTTCCATGCGAGCCTCATCAACTGTGAGCACTCCCAATGGAATTAGTTTTGAATAAACATCTGCTCTTTCCAATGGATTACCTCGCAAGAAGTCATCCAAATCATATTCAACATATTGTGTCGAAACTGTTATGTCATCCATTGATAATCTTTGTTCAATTGCTGTTAGCAATGGGCGCAATGAAAAATCTAAAAGTGCTCTGCGTTCGGCTGTGACATTTGAATAAGTCATGGTATTTGTTGAAGCATCAAGATAGTAGGCCGGGATATTCATCAAACGCGCGATCTCCTTGGCTAGATACTCTCTTGCTTCTGTGAGTTGTAGATCAGCAGCGTTGAATCCAACTGATTGCATATCAACATTGTCACTTAAAAATGCTGTGCCTTTTGTTTGTCTTGCTTGTTTCCATGCGTTTAAGATTGCTGTTGCTTTATTTGAATCCATTGGAACATTTGCTTTTAATACAACACTTGGTGTTGGGGTTTCAGCATAATTGAACACTGCTCTTTCAAGTGCTGCTGCTGTTCTTAATGTTCTGCCACCACGATTCAAAACACCATCTGGATCAATACCAGTAAATTGAATCAATGATCCGACACCATTGTCCGGAAGTCTTTGGGCTTCAAGTTGATAGCCAATTACTAATTCACCAGTTGAATCAAGTATTTGTGAAACTCTTGGTGCATCAATCCATCTGATTTGTGATGGTCTACCTGTTGCAGGATCAAGTTCTTTGATTTGCCAATATGCAACACCATGAAACAACAAATTTTCTGCTGTCATGCCATAAACAACTGCTGTTGGCATATTCTTATCCGGATTTGAAATTATAGTTGGTGTTGGTTCAACTCTTGATTTATCAAATTTTCTTTTAACATGTAATTCTAAACTTGAGGCTGTCCCGACAATAATGTTTCGGCCTCTTGCGCATGCTGGAACACTTAGGGCTTCTCGTCTTGTAACAAATGTTGATGTGACACCATCAAAGCCTGGTGAGAATAATGAAAGTGGCTTATCCGGGAATACATAAGGTGCAATTGCTGCTTTAAGTTGTGGCTGAATAAATTTTGAGTAAATTCCCATAGTCTCGCAATTATCTCATAGAAGTTACTTATATCATACACTGTCCGACTGTTGGGCGTGTTAATTTATGACACTAGTATATCAAATTGTCCTGAGTCTTGTCTTTCAGTTGCTTTATGTATTGCCAGCATCATTGCAATTGCTGCTGTGGCATTCTTTCGTCTTGACACATACCATGATCCGGCTTCTGTTGTTTTCTTTATGCAAGCATTGACTGATGCTGTTAGTTCCGGTTGTCCACCATGTGTGATTCTGTTTCCTGCCATTGCACCAAGGGTTTCATCACAGGCTTGGTAGTACTTTGCACCGGTTATGATTTCAGAGTTTATTGATCCCATGCGAAGTTTGGCTGCAACACTGTCACCACTGAATTTGTTTAAGATGATTGCTTCAGCGTTGTATTTTTTTGCCCATTCGGCAACATGGCTTGCAATTTTAAGATCATCAATGGCGTTTTCTTGATTTTGTAAATCCATTAGGCCAACTGCAATTGATTTGTCATCTAAGATTTGTGATCCAACTATTGCAAAGCCTGTTCGGTCTGGTGCTATTTCAACACCAATCCAAGTTGGTTTTCCTGGTGCAAGTTTGAGGCCATTTTGTTGGCATGCGTTCCAATCCCCGGCACTCCAAGGTGATTGGATTGTGTCTACCCATTGGCAAAGCATTTCGGTGGCAATGATGTTTGGATTGTCATTCATTCTTGATTGTAAAGTGTTTTCTGTAATTGTGTGACCTAGTGCAGGGTTGGCTTGAACCCATCCTTTACGATCAGCAAGTTTTAATCCTGGTTCTGCTGACCATTCCCAGTATGCAATGTCGTCATCTGTGTTGTTTTCAATTTTATGTAGTGCTCTAGCCCTTAATTGATTAAGCAATGTTGATGTTATGTCACCAGCATTTGAAGTTACCCACATAGATGGATTCTTTGAGGCTTGCATTGTGTATGCAAGGGCAGCAAATGCATCTGTTGTTTTGTGCTGTCGTGCTTCATCTATATAAACAGTTGATGCAGATAAACCTCGGCTACTTCCGGGCATGGCAGCCACAACTTTGAACCTGCAACCATTCTTCAATTCAATTTCTTCACGACCATTAGCCCGGGTCACTGCTTTAACTTTGTTACTTAACCAACTGAAAGATTCAATTAAGGAAACCACTGATCTGAAAGATTCCAAGGCAATGTCACGATTTTGCGCTGTTGCGATTTGTAATTTTTCATCCCAAAGAAATAAACCTGCAAGAATGCGAAACTTCATCAATGTTGTTTTGCCATTTTGGCGTGCAATGATCAATAGATTTGTTTTTGATTCCCATTCACCATTGCTTTTGACTTTGCAACCATCAAGCATTACATATTCTTGCCAAGGCAACAAAGGCATGCCCATTTGATTGGCAAGTTCAATTACTTCATGACCTTTAGTTAGGCTTGG